TTGGCCTTGCCTTCGTCTTGGTTCCAAAAATTCTCTGGCAACCAATCTGGCCGATCAATTGCCGTGCCAGGGATTTGACCTGGCGCTACGCCTGGGTCATTGGTTTTATGGTCAATTTCCGCTTTTTGCGGATCTGCCTGCGCTTGTGCGTTTGTGTCTTCAACGGTCACGTTGTCCAGTAAGCCGGAGCCTCCGGGCTGGTCATTTGTGTCGATGGTCATAGTTTCCTTGCTTGAGTTATCCGCGCCATGATGTCCCGCACCACGTTTCTTTGCCCTTCGGCAAAAAACGCATGGGACGGGTCTGTGCCCGGCACGGCAATAGGCACATTTACATACATGTCTTGCAGCCACTTCAGCAGCTTCTGGCCATCATCGGAGCCAAACACACGCAGCGTCAAACGCGACAAATCTTCTCGCTGCTGCTGCACTTCTCGCACATCAGACGGTTGGCCAATCGCGTCAAGCTCATCCCAACTCATACACTCTCCAAGTTTTTATTTGCTCACCATGCGGTCTGTGCAATTTATCCTGCATTTAATGCGTTCAAAAGTTGCTGATTGTCGCCACCCTGCGATGCGGCAATCGTTGCCTGCGCGCTCACTTGTGCAGCCATGGCAGCCTCTTGCTTGGCCTGCATGTCTTCCATCAAAACAGCACGCTCAGTAGGATCATTGCGCACAGCTGCTGGCACGCCCATCTTGTCGGCAATGTAGTCCACAGCCGCATCTGTCTTGATGGCCAAAGCGCCGTCCTGACCGAATTGACCAGACTGCATCAGCTGCGTGAACTGAAGGATGGCGTTGACCTCTTCCATGCTCTGGGCTTGAGCCAGTGGTGACACAGGCGTCACCTTGACCTCAAGACCGTTGACGCGCAAAGGCAAATCAATCAAGCCCTTTTCATCCATCACTTCCAAGATCTTGGCCACCAACGGGATCATGGTTTCATTGATCAGACGACCAAAAGCAGAACCCAAGTTTTGAGCCAGCTCTTTCATGCGCTCCACAATTTCGGTGGCCGAGCGTGCGCTCATGTTGTCTGGCGGCAGCGACTCATCCAACAAAATGCGTTTGATGTTTTGCACCAGATCGTTGATGACCAGCTGACTGACGTTGAAGTCACCAGAGCGCGGCAGTGCTTGCAGGCTTGGACCCTGTGGGCCACCGTTGCGCGCCACTGGGATGATGCCGCCAGGCACAATCTTGACCGTGTTTGGGTTCAGCACGCCATCGTCGGCTGCTGTATATACACCGGCCACAGCCAGCGATGCGTTTTTGAGCAGCAGCTCTTTGGTCTTGTTCAATGTCTTGATGTCGGGCAGAGCCGTCATCAATGGGCCTCGGCCATAGATCTCACCGGCCACCTTCATGTAACGCGAGATCACCCACGGGCTGCTCTTGCGGCGTCGATAAACCAGCTCATCCTTGCCATGCTTCCAGATAACGTGGTAGCAGTAGTCGCCACGCTTGTGGTCGTGGATCACCGCCTCCAGCAATTCGACATCTTCGGTCGGCTTGTCAGTGATCAAGCGCTTGAGTGCATCTGGGATCTGTGCGTCTGGCCACTGGCGTGAAATGCTCTCGGCCTTCATGCGCATGCGGCGGTAGACATTGTCCACTTGGCCGTTTGCGCCTTCCTCGTAGCTCACCAAGAAAAGCGGCACGGGGATGAAGTTGATAGGCGTCACATCATCGCCAGGCTGCACCATCATGCAGGCTGTGCCAACGGCCATGTCCAGCAAAAACTCGCCGATGGCAATGTCAAAATTGGACTGCTTGAGGACCGCGAACATCTTGTCGCTGTAAACATCAAGCGCGGCTTGTGCGACCTGCTTGCGATCCATGGGGATCAGGCTGCCAGACTCAAGCCTGCACCATTTTTGCTGGGGCGGGAACACAGCAGACTGCAGTCGGTTTGCAAAGCGCTGGGTGCTGTTGATCGCGGTGGAGTCAAAGACGCGCTGCATCTTCTTGCTGCCGGTCGCGCCACCCTCCCACACGCCATACAGCTGGCGCTGGGGCAGGGCAAATTCATAGGCGTCTTGATACAGCTGCTGGAACTCATCCTTCTTGGTCTGAGCTGCAGCTTGTCGCTTGATGATTTCGTCTGGTGCCAAGCGCATGCCGCCTGGTGCATCTTTTGAGTATTGCATCTCAGTCTTTCATTTTTATGTCAGACATCAGACCGCCTTTGCGGCGCTTGCGCACACGGTCGGCCTCAGACATCGCAATGGCCACGGCCTGCTCTCGGTTTTTGACGACCTTGCCGCCTTTGCCTGAGTGCAAGGTTCCGGCCTTGTACTCGCCCATAACCTTGCCAACTTTTTTTTGCGCTGCGTCCACGATTACATCCCGCCCAAAGTGTTGCCGCCACCAAGCACGCCAACCTCTGGGTTTAGACGGGCTTCAGACAACAAGGCGCGGCGACCGCCACGGGTTCGCGCACGAATGGATGCCGACATGCGCTGGCCAGACTCGCGGCGCTCTTGCTCAACACGCGCAGCCAGGTCCGATGCCTGCTTGTCAGCGGTGGCTTTCTCTTCGGCATATTTGGCTTGCTCTCCTTCCAAGCGAGCCTTGGCGGCATTTGCAGCTTCTTGCTGGGCTTTGGTTTGCTCGGCCATTTGAGCCTCCATCGCGGCAGCTTGCGCTTGAGATTGAGCCACGTTTTGAGCTTGCGCAGATTTCGCTTCCTTGCGCGCCTTGCTGGCATCGTAGGTTGACTTCACAGCTGCTGCTGCGGTGATAAATGGGAGGGCTGGGGCCATCACAAACTCCTTGAAAAAATGAAGTGGTCAAGCTCTGGCTGGTTGTAGATTGTCAGCTTGCCGATCTCAGCAAACCCAAGAGCCATCGCCCAGCGCACAGCGTCTATTCGGGCGCATTGTACGAACATGTGCGCAGACGACAAACCCATCGATATACAAGCGATATTGATTGACTTTTTGATGGCGCGGGTGACCAGCAGCGGGTGACGATGGCGACGATTCCGGTCAATGACGGCCCAAACCTCGCCGGACCCGTTGCGGCAGTCCATGATGCCCACGCAAAACAGCGGCTGTCCATTAACCATCAGGGTGCCAGCAGGGCCACGGCCTGCTTGGTCCACCACCCGCATGGCGACATCAGCTGCAATGTCGTCCTCAATGCACTCAAGGTGGCCAGCCTCAAACGGATGCCACGCCACCCCGGCTGGCAGTGGCATGCTGTTCATCAAGTCGTGCATCAAAAAACCTCAAAGTCAGTTGTTGCGGTGGTTTGCCTGGGGGCAGCGCCGCCAAGTGAGTGCGTGCGGGTCATTCGGTTGTATTCACCACCGCCCAGCATCAGGTAGCCAAAAGAGTCGCCAATGTGCGAGTGTTCGTTCTTGTTTGGCGCGTCCCTGAAGCGCTCTTGGCCAGCGCCGACCGCCACGCGCTTGAAGTGGTAGCCACCGCCCAGCGCTTTTCGCAGCAGCTTGCACTCTCGGTTGACAATCAGCCCCGGTTTGCCTTGAATCATGCGCATCATCGGGGCGGCAGACGCCTCCCGCCGCACCTTGAAGTCGTTTGACGCTGTCGGCTGGGCGCGCAGCCCCAGTGTTCGCAGGAAATCGAACGAAGTGACCTCATAAATCGCATCCCTGGCCATGCCTGCCGGGTCGCCCCACAGCAAAACCTGGTGGTTTGGGTACAGCGCATTGAGATCGGCCAGCAGCTGCAGGCCGAAACGCTCTAAACCCATGTCAAAGGTGACGATTTCCTTGTGAATCACCCACTGGCCATTGGGCAAACGCTGGCCAATGGTCGCAGCTGGCGTCAAGCCGAAGTCCAAGCCGATTTGGATGGGCACGGTCGGGTCGACCACGGTGTCGCCAGACATGATTGAGTCCTGATATTCCGGCCAAACGGGCCTGCCTTCCTGAACGTAGGTGTACTCGCCCCCGGCATAGCAGCGAATCCAGTCCAAGTTCTTGCCCAGCAGCATCTGCGGGTAATAGCCGGGCGGCAGGTTGCCCAAGTTCTCGGCATGCGGGTTGATCTTCCACCACTTGTTGGACGCAAAGATGTGGTCGTTGGCTTCGGGGTTTTCCGGCAGCTCCTCTGGGTCGACCGTCACCACGCCGCCAGGCTGCTTCCAGAACTTCCACGCATACGGCCCGGTCATCTTCTCCTTCTCGGCCATCTTGTGCCACCAGTGGTCGTCGTCCATCGGGTTGGTGTCCATCCAGATGCCGTGCCAAGTGGCCCCGCCGTCACGCTTGGTTGGGTAGCGGCCAACCCGGTGGGTCAATCCGTCGATCACAGCCTTTGGCAATTCACGCGCCTCGTTCACCCACGCTCCAGTCAACTCCAGCGACAGCAGCTTGCGAACGTCCTTGGGCTGGTCAAGGGCCAAGAAGATCACCTCGCAGTCGATGCCAGCCGCGCCATCACGGGCAGGCAGCCGGATGTGGTGGGTGATCGGCGGCGTCCACATCATCGGGCCGAACGTCGACTCTGGAAACAGGTCGAGCCAGGTCTTGATGGTCGTGGTCTTCAGCATGGGGTAGCTGTTTCGCACGATGGCCCAGCGGGTGTACCGGATGCCGTCAATGGGGGAGGGCTTTTGCTCCACGGCCTTCTTCATAATCTTGGCCGCGCAGCCGTAGGACTTGCCCGACCCCACTGGCCCCATGATGCCCTGCACGAAGGCATTGGACTTGAAGAAGTCGTAAATCACCGGGCTGGTGCGGAAGTCCAGGTTCAGGCCAGCTGCTGGAATTGCCTTCTGGCTTTGCTCTTTGGTTTTAGACAATGTTCTTCTCCTTGAGTTTGGCTTCGATGGCATGGGCATAGCCTCGCATTCGTGTGTGGTCGGCGCTAACGTAACCCCACACCTCTTGGTTTATCTTTCTTACATCATCATCCGTCAGCCCAACCCATTGCCGCTGTGCTGCGGGTTGGGTGGTGTCCACGTCCAATTCGGCAACGGAGTTCTCGGGGTCGGTGGCAGTCAACATCTCTTGGATGTGGCACGCAGCCGCCCAACACCGCTCGGCAAACGGGTGCGCGCTTTCGCGCATCGGCGCGTCTGTCTCGGGTTGGTGGTTGAAGCGCCAAGACAACAGCCACACGGCCAACTCTTCCGTCTGATCGACAATTTGCTGGTCTGTGCGGCCAACAGGCTCTTGTGCTGGCTGTGCTGCCTTATAAAATTCCACAAAAGGAATCGGTTTAGTCATCAGCTTCTCGTTATCCCACCAGACCTTTGACACTTGAATACTATCCACAGGCTCCTGCACAGGGGCTGGCTTGCACCCATCATTAAACCCTTCGGCGTACCCCATTGCGTAATCGGCAGAAGTAGGGGCTGAACGGGTTTGCTTGATGGCGGTGATGGCTTCACGGGCTTCATCGTACTCAGGCTTGCCGTTGTCCCAATATAGCAAGTTGTCCAACGCCTCCAGCGCCTTGTCGAGTGCTTCGTCTTTGGTCATAGCAACCTCCCAGACCGCATCAAGCGGCACTGTTCTTTCATCTCAGCCGTAAAGTCGGGGTGGAACTCAGCTTGTGAGCAGTTGATGCGCTTGAAGTCAGTGCGCGGCGCGTACAGCAGCACCAGCACACCAGCCACAGCCCACAGCGCTATCGCCAAAGGCAGTCTGGTTTTAATCATGGTCGTCCTCCCTCACCCTTACCGAGCCATCAGGCGCTTGCACCGTGATGCCAATCACACTCGGCTTGTCTGACTCTTCAGGGCTGTCCAGCAAACCACTGGCCTTGGCCAAGATCCGCAACACACCCACCTTGTCGTACAGCTCAATCTCCAGCGTGCTGTTGCCATCGCGGTCATTCTTGACCTTGATGTTCTTGATCGCCGTCAGCGCATGCTCTGGGATCTGGTGCGAGGGCTTGACCCTCACATTGCCTTCCTCGTCCCAGGACATGATGTCCGTGATCTTCGTGTTGGCCATGCACAGCAACGCATAAGCCACAGCCTCCCGGTTGCCAGCCAGGGTGGCAGAGCGCTCAAGACGGCGCTCAATCGAGCGCGTCCCACCCCAGCCCTGCACGCTGGGAATCTGGGTCGGCTGCTTACGGGTTGCCATCAGAACGGAATATCCGAATCGTCGTCAGCCACAAACGCATTGGCCTTGGCAGCGTTGTGCGCGTCCAGTGGCGGCACCGAGGCAGGCTTGCCAGCACCCTGCACAGGGTTGCCAATCTGCAGCGATATCCACTTCTCGCCAGCGTTGGTCTGCTTCGTCCAGCCACTGATCCAGTGCGTGCTGCCATCAGGCAACATGATCTTGCCCTTCAAATTCGGGTCTTTCTTGTCAGGCCGCATCTCATTGTTCTTGAACAACGATCCGCTGCTGGGTCTCATTTCGTATGCCATAAAAATCCTTTCGATTGGCGAGTTTACAAAGTTGCAGAAAAAATGGGGAAAAGTTTGGGGAGACCCCCACCGACCCATGCCGGACCGGGGGGGCAAAGGGTGCCTCTCGCGCAGGCGCGCCAGCAGGCGATACCGCGCACGTTGACAGGCGCGTTGAGGTGGCCAGCCTGCCCTTGGAACAGCACACGCCAGCGCCTGCCAGCAGCACACACGACACGCCACCGGCACCCTGTACAAAACCCATACGTTCGTTTGAGATCTGTGCAGGATTGATTGCAGGCTCTACAAGGCTCTGAAGCTGCTGGTGGCTACGATGCCCTTGACCACCATGTGATCGTGGCTTGCTGGTGCCTTCCAATGGCTTGGCGAGGCATCGGCTCATCGCGCATCCCTTCTCAGTTGCAGCACGCTGTCGGTCAGGACTGCGCTGGTGGGCGTCAGTCCCTCGGCTGCGAACAGCGGCAGCAGTGTGGCCAGCGCCTCTTCGATCTGTTCTGGTTTCAATCCTGAATCAATCAGTTGATCGAAATCTTTCACTTCAAGGTTGCCTAGAACTCTATTCTTTAAAGAGTCTTTAACAATACTCTCTTTAATACTCCTCTTATAGTGTTCTTCGGAGTTAAGGGAAACTCCAGAGTGTCCTATTGGTTGCCTATGGAGGCTCTCATTGGACACTTCTGGAATGCTCTCATTGGACACTGCACGGTTTCCAATGGACTGATGGTTATCCACTGGCTTGTCCACAGACTTTGAGCGCTTGGCTTTGGTCTGCTGTATCTCTTCCTTCATCTTCTTGACGGTTCTGGTCTGGCCTTCTGTCGGCATGATTCTCTCCTTCTTGGGTGGTTGTTTGAGCGCCTCTCTGACGAGCTTGGCGATCCTTGCTTGACCCTCACGGTCAATCTGTTGTGACGCCTCGCGCTCCTGCTCCTCGCGGATGGCTGGTGGCCGGGTGTCTTCCTTGTTGCTGGTCATGGCGATGGCGTCCTCTGCTGTGATGCTGGAGTCGAACACCACGCGCAGGGTGTTGCAGCGCTCGCCTCTGAAGCCCTTGCGGATGATCTCGACATAGCCATGCTCGCGCAGCTTGGCCAGCTGGTTGGTGATGTTCTGGCGGCTGGTCTTCATGTCCTCGGCCAGGCGCTTCTGGCTGACCCAGGTGATGCCTGCGCGGTTGCAGTAACTGCAAAGCAGTCCAAGCACCCTGAACGCGCCATCGGTCAGGCGCTCGTCGGTCAACGCTCTGATGGGCAGAATGGCCACCTTGCGCTGGTCTGGCGGCGCGTCCTTCTCCTTGATGCGCGGCTTCTTGGGCAGCGCAAATGGCACGATGTTGTCAGGCATGGCACTCACAGCAGCACCGCTTGGTAGATTGGTTTGTGGTTGATCTCATATCGCTTTGTGTCGCCCTTTGGGTATGCTGCCTGCTTGTAGCGCAAGGCTGCAACAAGTTGTCGCTTCTGGGTTTTGGAGCCGCAAACGTAGACGTAGCGGTGCTTGCGTGATCTGTCCTCAAGATAGAAGTCCTCGCCGTACTTGTCCCGCATGAACTGAGCGCGTGAGCCCTTATCACCACCAGCGACCGACCTGCTCATGTCTGCAATGGTCTGGCCGTGCAAATGCTCCATGCCCTTGACCTTCCAATCGGTTCGCTTTGCAGACAGGCCGGTGTAAAGGAAATTGCAGGCTTGGTACACGTAGCCGACATGCCCCTGCGCTGTGTCTGCGTAGCTGATGACAATGCTTGGCTTGGGCAAATTGCGAAGGCTTGCGCCCACCAACTCGCTTGCGCCGTTCTTGACCTCGCGCTTGAAAACCAACCGGTTCAGCTCAAGCACCAAGTGCGCATGATCTGGCCCAGCGACACCGTCCCGCAGTGGCGCAGACGCTGGCGTTCCATACGTCACCACGCCGACCAAGTCCTCATCCTCGTACAAACCAAAAGCAAAACTGATGGTCGGCACTCGCTTGGCGTAATGGACGAGCAACATCCACTCATGCGTCATGGCCGGGTCAATTCTTCTGACGATTCTCATTCTGGTCGCTCGTACTTCTTGACCTGTCTCATGTACTGCCGCACGCGCTCCTCGGCTCCTTTGCCATGGCGCTTGTCCATTGTGGCCAAGTGCCTGTCCACCAGCTGCTTGTCCTTGGTCACTTCCCAAGTGGTCAGCAGCTCGCGTGCGTGTCCCATCAAGATGATGGTCATGTCGGGCTCCAGCGGCCCTGTGTGCTTTGGATACCATGGCTTGAACGGTCTCTTGATCATGCTGCGGTCAGAGCTTTTTCTCTGGCCATGATGATTGGCCGGATCAGCATGACGGCCTTGTGCAGCTCGTCCAGCGAGCAGGTGTCCAGCTGCTGGTCGTGAATCTCCATGCCCATGTTGATGGCCTGCATCTCTGGGCCGGTGAAGCGGAACACGCCCTTGGCCTTTGAGCGCTTGTGCATCGCCAGGCTGGCCAAGATGGCGGCGTCGATCTCTTGCATCAGATGGCCACCCAGCTTGTCGGGGTTGACCTGGGCCATGCCTCCAGCCATCAGCATCGCGGTGTCGATGACGCTGAACTCGCGCTGGCCTGCGTTGCCGCTGGTCATCTCGACCATGGCCTGGTGGTTTCTGATCTTGATGGCCACGGCCTCTGAGTTCTCGCGCATCGGCGTGAACCCTTCCAGCACCCACTGCACGGGGTTGACCAGCTTT